GGGGTATAGGGGGGAAAAAACACAGCAAAAAATTCCCCTCTCTACACAGCGACAACCAACCATGCGAGAGGAGAACAAATTTTTCTATGCTATACAGAGCGACAAAACGCAGCGCGCTATTATAGCAAATTTTGAGATAAAGTTAACAGTGTTAACATTACACTCCTTTATTTTAAATTCATCCATCTTAACAATTCATCGGTGTGGTGTTTAGATATTTGCCACACACAATCTTCCTTGTGCATAATCATGAAATCATCCAACATAATTTCGCTGGCACAGACATATTCTGAAATACGTCTGTGTCTTGTGTGAAAAATGATGTTATTGTTATCTGTAATCATGTAATTCGCTAGCAATGAATGTTTACTATCCAGCTGGTTACAAATATCAATAGCCTTGCGTTCAATGTCAATGCGTTTCATTCTATTACCTCTACTTCTACGAAGTCTAATTCTTCCAGAAATGTTTTTAGCTCGTTGTACGTATCTGCTATTATACGGACGCCGAAAATCTTACCCTCATAACGATGTAAGTCATTTCTATAGGTTATGCGTATTAAGGTAGCTTTGTTGCCATCCATTCTTATAAACTGTCTAGTTGTCATCTTTCATCACCCCTTCCACACTGTCACTATAGCAATACATGTAATAGCAAATATCCCTACCCAGCTAACAATCGCAATCGCGGCACATATAATTTCCATTATTATCATCCTTTCTATGAAGTTTATTTAAAACCAGTTTAATAATTTCTCTTTGCTTTTTTACTTTTTTCTTTCAGCCTTGCAATTCCCGTAATATCTTTTGCCGATTTATTTTCATTCTCTTTTTTTCATTTTCTAAAACTGTAAGTATCTGCATCAGTCTGATACACTCATCTATGCGAATCATCATGTTTTGGTGCATTGGATTGTCTTTTTCACACATATCAAGCGTCATTTCAAGGGCATCAAGCCTTGCACTTAATACACATTTAATACTGTTATATGTCTCCATGGTATCACCACCTTTCTTTACCTCCACCATAAAGCCAGAAACATAAGTATCAATGTTGTTTCGGCGATAAACCATAATGCGTATTTCATTAGTTTCATTTCTTTTCTCCTTTAAGGGATTACCTTATCTTCACTTATAGTATACACCTTTTATGTCGGCCTGTCAACAGCTAAAATGCATTTTCTTAAAATCACATAATTTATCGTTCACATATTCTCACACAGAATTAACATATTTATCACATAATGTTTTGATATACTGTAGGTGTCAAAGGAAAGGTGGTGAAAACATGTCAAAGTTTATCACAAGAAAAGTCCCATATACGAACATCGTATTTATGCAGATGGATGAAAGTGGACAGATGGCACAGGGAGCGCACACCGTTGAGGGTCTGGCGCTGAACAGCCATGCCGCACGACGTTATTTGATTCGCAATAAAATTACGAGCGATAACGTTATCGTAGTGGACAGCAAGACAACGGAAGTATTGATGAAATGCCCGTTGAGCGAATTTATCGCACATGCAACAATCGTAGAATAACATTAAAGGAGAAAATTAAAATGGAAAACACAAACAACATGCCGGCAGTAGTAGAATTATCAGAAGAATCATTTGCAATGCAGTTAGCACACGCTCAGGGCGTAGATGGTTCCATGTGGACAAACTATGTGATGGAAACAGAAGATGATAAAATCAAATTCTTTTCCGCCATCACTCAGCCAGACAAGAAATTGTCTGAGGTTATCAATGTGCCGTTTAAACTTACAGCTGTGTATTGCGACACTGCAAAAGCATATGACGAGAAAACAGGTGAAGAAAAAGTGTTCCCACGTTGCATCCTCTTTAACGATAAAGGGGAAAGCTACGCTACAGGTAGCATCTGCATCTTCGGGGACTTGCAGAAGCTCTTTAGCTTTGTAGGATATCCAACAAAGGAAAAACCAATCAAAGTGGTTATCAAACAGGAAGACAAAGGTTCTAAACGTTACTATCACATTGGTTTAGCTAAGTAATCATAAGGGGGGGCATATGCCCCTTCTTTAATAAAGGGGTGATTTAATGGCGATAAGGTGGAAGTACGCTGATAGGCGTAACTTGCAAAAAGTTATTGCATCATATAACGGTAGAATCACAAGAGAATTGAACAAGAAACCTGAGCTGGCTATGTTTGCACCTAAGCAGTTAACGTATGAGGAAGTGCGTGCAAAAATAGACACGAGAGCCGATTATAACAGAATCGTGAATAGCCTGAAACGTGTGCACAAGAAAGGTGCGTTTGAATTAGAAAACTCTGGTACAGGTGAGGTAAGAACCAAGTACGAGATACGTGAAGCACGCATCTTGACGAACGCTACCAACAGGCGAATCAAGAATTATTTTGATAAGGTATCAGACGAGAACACAACACGACGAGAGATTGCCGAAACGAATTTTTTTATCCGGCCGTTTAATTTTAAGGAAATGGAACAAGGAAATTTTGATAGGTTTGTGACGTCTATGGAAAAACAGCTTAGGCGCGTCCAGCACCCAGAAGTTATCGACGAAAACTATTATTGGCAGTATCTAGGAGCAATGCGGCAAGAACTAGGGGTTGGAGAAGACGATCCCTTGTATGATTTTGTTAAGGGGTTATCTCCTGCGGCTGTTTCTCAAGCGAGGTTTGAAAATTACTTTTTGACAGTCACCGCAATGTATAACCCGAATGAGGTAGGCGAACGGTACGAGATGATAACGGAGCAGTGGGAAGATTGGTGGAGCAAGAATAAACAGAGGTTCTCGTGATACGTTACACAGCGGACTTCGAGACTACCACCGACCCAGAAACGGCGCATGTCTGGTCATGGGAAAGCTGTGTAGTTGGTGACCCCGATAATTTTTGCAGAGGGATAGACATTGAAAGTTTTATCGAATACTGCTCGTTGGAAGATAGGGTAATTTATTTTCACAACCTAAAGTTTGATAGTAGTTATATATTGTCGTATCTATTGACGCATGGCTACAGCTGGTCAAATAAGCGGGCTCTAAATAAGCATGAATTTTCTACCCTTATATCGAACATGGGTCAATTTTATTCCGTTACTGTTTGTTTTGGTGATACTACTACGACATTTTACGATAGCTTGAAATTGATACGCCTGAGCGTTGAACAGATAGCTAAAGCTTATGGTCTAACATTCCGTAAGCTGGAAATAGACTATGACAAGCCAAGACCAGAGGGGTATACACCAACCGATGAAGAATGGGAATATCAACATGCGGATGTTGCCATCATGTCACAAGCTTTGCATATCCTGTTCTCCGAGGGATTGACTAAGATAACGCAAGGGAGTAATGCGTTGTGGGATTACAAGGAGATTATCGGCAAGAAGAATTTTAAGCGCTGGTTTCCTGTGCTACCGCCTGAGATAGATGCCTTTTGCAGGAAGTCATATAAAGGTGGTGCCACTCAGGTACACAAGATTTTTGCGAATCAGGAAATCGGTTGTGGGATAACGCTGGATGTGAATAGTATGTACCCTTGGGCGATGTATGAAATGTTCTTGCCATTCGGAGAGCCGATATATTATACAGGTAAGTATAGGCAGGATAAGTTATATCCATTGTATATACAAAAGCTATCCTGTAACTTTGAGTTGAAAGAGGGTTATATCCCGACGATACAACTAAAGCACTCGGGCCTGTTTAGTGGTACAGATTTTTTAGAATCATCCGACGGTAACATCGTTGAGCTTACCCTGACAAGCGTTGACTTGAAATTATTTTTAGACCATTACAACGTATACAATGTATCTTGGATAAGCGGGTATAAGTTTATGCAATCAAAAAATATGTTCAAGGAGTACATTGACAAGTGGTATGCGATAAAGGCACAGGCAACCAAGGATGGAAACAAAGGCCTACGCCAGATTGCTAAGGATATGATGAACTCCCTATCTGGTAAATTTGGGTTACGCCCCGAGGTACAGGAGAAAATACCGTATTATGACGAAAAGCTACGTTTCAAAGTGGGTGAAGTAGAACAGCGTGACAGTATCTATGTGCCTGTGGTTTCGTTCATTACCAGCTATGGGCGTGACAAAGCTTTACGCTCTGCCCAGAAGAATTATGACAGGTTTATTTATATGGATACAGATAGCCTACATTTAGTGGGCACGGAATTACCTGATAACCTTGACATAGACAGCACGAAACTTGGCTGGTGGGACTTGGAGAAGACATGGGTAAGAGGGTACTTTATTCGTGCCAAGACATATATTGAGGAAGAAAGTGTTTCACGTGAAACAATGGAATCCATGATAGAAGAAGAAAAGGCGGAGTCATGGCAGTTTTATGAGGTTGATGGTGATTTACGGATACTCAATATTACTTGTGCGGGGATGCCTAAAAATTGTTATCGTCATGTAACGTACGAGAACTTTAGACCCACAAATTGCTTTGACGGCAAACTTATGCCTGTAATGTCTAAGAACGGGATAACATTAGTAAAAAAGGTATTTACAATTCAACCGTAACATGCTATAATGTTGTTGCAAGGTTATTATGGTTGAATTGTCATACAGGTTGGGGCACCACAGGGTAACTCCTGCCCGATACTGTTGCACTGGTAATGCTATGACAAACTGTATTAACTTTGTTTTTTATTTTACAAAAGAGGTGATTAAATGTCAGAGTTAAAGCCAAAATGGTTTGATATAAATGATGTGCTTTCCCACAACGTACCGATTATGATGGTGCTAGGAACGCGAGGGTGCGGGAAGACCTTTGGGGTAAAGAAGCATTTGATAAAGAGGTTTGTAAAGCGTCAACGTAAGTTTGTGTATGTTTTTCGGACGGAAAGTCAAATGAAGCGGATACTTGGGACTACGGATATATTTGATGATATCAACAGGTCTATGCTTTTTGACGAAGACATAAGGTGTGAATCAAAGGGTGCTTATTATGGTGATGAACAGATGTGTTACTTTATCCCGCTCTCATTGGCGAAGGACTTTAAGAGGGCTTCCTTTCCTGATGTGGATGCTATAATGTTTGACGAGTTTTTGATTGAGGAAGACCAGACTGAAAGATATCTAAAGCAAGAACCTGTGTTGATGAGTAGTTTGATAGACACTGTCTTTCGTAATCGTGAAAAAGTAGAAGTATATTTGCTTGGGAATGCTACAACTATATACAACCCATATGCGCTATATTATGGAGTTGAAAAACCGTACGGTAAAAATGTGAGCAAAACCAAGGACGGCAGAGCAATGATTTATCTAGCGGCGGATGAGGAGTTTATCAAATACCGAGAACAGACGGCGGTAGGAAACCTGATAAGCGGCACAGCTTATGGGTCATTCTCATTGCACAACAAGTTTCAGGCGGAGAAAGCCGGTTTTATTGGGAAGAAAGAACAGTGCGTACCATTCTTTACATTCATTTATGACGAACAAACTATGGGCGCATGGATATCCTATAAGCTTGGTAAGATGTGGATATCAGAGGATGTTGACCCTCAATGCAAATTGATTTACGCCCTTACCGTGGACGGGCATAATGAGAATACAATGCTGGTCAAAAGCAAACACGGTTCAATGGTGGATGTGGCTGTCAAGTACTACCAAAACAGCTGTCTATACTTTGAAAATTACAAATGTAAAGAAATTTTCCTGAATGTCTTGAAAATGTATTTGTAATGTAGTATAGTATGTTTGAAAGGTGGTGGTTTGCATGGATGTGTGGTTACAAGCAATAACGACAGTTGGATTCCCTATTGTGATGTGTGGTGCTATGGCGTGGTATGTCAAGTACCAGACAGACAAGAACCGTGAGGATGTTAAGACACTGAACGAACAGCATACGAAGGAGATGCTTGAAGTTACAGAAGCGATTAACAACAACACACAAGCGTTGATAGCGCTGAAAGAAACTATGAAGAAAGGTGAATGACTATGAGTAAAAAAGGAATTGATATTTCAGAACACAACGGCAACGCCGAAACGGCAATCAAAGGGGCGGACTTTGTAATGATTCGTTCCTCTTGGGGGCACTTTGCTATTGACAAAAAACTCGAAGACAATGTAAAGTTGTGCAAAAAGCATGGTAAACCATACGGCTTTTATCACTTTAGCTACGCGCGTAACTACAAAGAAGCAAAAGACGAAGCCCACAAGTGTATGAACCTAATTTCCCGATATGGGAACACATATCCTATTGCTCTGGATTTGGAGTGGGACGATGGCGCAAATTGGAAAAAGAACAATGGCATCACGTACGCTAGCGAAATGGAAGTATTAAAGGCTTGGAAAGAAGTGGTCGAGCAGGAGTGCAAAACTTATTTGCTCCTATATTGTAACAGGTCTTTTTACAACCAGTTAAAAGCTGTGAACGAAGCACGATTGAAGTCGGTTGACTTATGGTTGGCAGAATGGGGTGTTTCTGAACCGTCAATCCCTTGCGGCATGTGGCAGTACAGAGGTGACCCTCTGGACTTGGATGTCGCATATTACGATTATCCAACCTTGCTCAAGGGCTTGCACAAAGGGAACAGCCAGAAGCCTACTACAGAAATCAAGGTCGGTGACAAGGTATCCCCCAAAGAAGCAGTCAACTATGATGGTGTAAAGCTCATTGCGGATGTAAAAGGTATGAAACTGGATGTTATTGAGATTCGCGGCGATAGGATTGTTGTGTCTTACCCAACAGGTGGCACAGAAGCCTTTGCAAAGTCAAACCTCAAAAAGTAATATGCCTTGGATATCACGAGCGGGTGGGCTGAATCAGCAGGAAATGGAAAACAATGCTGATATCGTTATATCCACTTATCAAGACATGGGTTTTGATAATGCAACGATTGCAGCCATACTTGGCAACATGCAAAATGAAAGTAGTGTGAACCCTGGTCGTGAGGAAGAAGGGGGCGGTGGTGGATACGGTCTTGTGCAGTGGACACCAAAAAGCGTTCTTCAAGAACACTGTGCCACCCTCGGACTTTCACCTTATACCAGTGGGGATGTGCAGTTACAAGTCATACCAAAAGAGATACAGAATGTAAGTGGGGTAGCCGAGTGGTATAGTAGCGCGGCATTCATTGAGCCATATTACAATAGCGGAGCGACTAGCGACATGATAGGAATAACGGGAAATCAATTTCTCCAAAATTCAATGGGTTGGACACCCGACAAGCTAGCGGTGTTATTTATGGTGTGCTATGAACGACCGTCTTATGACCCTAATGCTAATCACTATCAAAAACGAATGGCTGATGCGCTAACGTGGTATGACTACATCGGTGGCGGGTGCGTATTCACGCCCCGTCTTACCGATAACGGTATGATGAATAACCCATACTGGTATTCGCTGAACCCGTTTTATCTAGCTGGATTTGGGTTGCCTAACTGTACTTGTTATGCGTGGGGGCGAGCCTACGAGATAATGGGTAAAAAGCCCACCCTATCTTTGGGAAACGCTGACCAGTGGTTTGGATACACGCAGGACGGATACTCAAGAGGTAAGACAGCAAAGCTAGGGGCTATCATATGTTATAGCGGCGGTAGCGTAGGAACTGGACATGTCGCAGTCGTGGAAGTCATAAACGATGATGGAACGATAGTTACAAGTAACAGTAATTACGGCGCTGAATATTTCATCACCTACAACCTGCCAGCGGATTACAGTATGGCAGGGCTAACATTTCAGGGTTTTATCTATATCCCATGTGGAAGTAAACCACCTTTCGTTAAGGGAAATAAAATGCCTTGGATATATTATTTGAAAAGGAGAATAAGATAATGAGAACAAGATTAGCATATGAGGAATTGCTTACACGTCTCATGAACAGCGGAGAGCTTACCCCAGATATGGAAGCAGACTTCAGTCGGCTTAAGGATGAACTAGACGAACGCGAGGGAATGCTCGCACGTTACGGCGAAACTTATGACGGAGAGAACAAAGAATATGAATGGGTTGCTCGCGAAGTCGAAACAGACGGAACGAAAGATGGTTCTGACGATGTAATGCAGGATGACAATGAGAATGACGTAATCGACACGCCAGAAGAAAATGTCATTGACTGGGAAGCGAAGTATCGTGAATTGAAGCAGAGATACATTGACCGTTTTATGGGCCGTATCAAGGAAGAAAACCTGGAAGACATGCGGAATGACTTAGAAAGAGGTCGAGATGATGGCGGAGAGGGAATTAACGAGGTCACATACGATGACCTGTTTAAATAAGGAGGATAATTAAAATGCCAAAAATACCTACAGTAAAAAATTTAGAAGCAAACACTGCACAAATTCTGAATGCGGCAAGAGCTGACATTGGCGGAGCATATGCGCAGGATGTACCTAAAGCGTTAAGCGATGGAACGAATCTGGCGGCAATCGGGGAAATCGTGATGAACAACCCAGCTTATCCGAACCAGCTATATTCCAGCTTAGCAAATCGTATTGGAATGGTGTTGCTTACTTCAAAAGCATATCGCTCAAGCTTGAAAATGTTGAAGCGTGGGCTTATGACATTTGGCGAGAAAGTTGAAGAAATCTTTGTTGCCATGGCTGAACCGCACGATTATAATATCGTGGAAGCTCAGACAAATGTATTCAAGTTGGAAACAGGCGATGTTTATACATCATTCCATACATTGAACTACGAGAAGTTTTACAAGAAATCAATCAGTGAGGAAAACCTTAGGCAGGCGTTCTTATCCCCTGAGGGAGTATATGACCTTATCGGAGGGTTATATGAATCACTGTACAGCGGGGCGGAGTATGATGAGTTCTTGACTACAAAGTATTTGATTGCTAAAATGATTCTGGATGGTTACATCGGGGTAACTAAGATTCCAGCTGTGACAGCTGACACGGTAAAAGAGGTTGCCACTACGATGGCTGAAGCATCCTACATGTTCCGTTTCCCGAGCAACAAATACAACATTGCAAAGGTAACAACATTCAGTAGACCAGAAGACTTGATTCTTATGACGTCAGCTAAATTCGGGGCACTTAACAACTTCAACGTTCTGGCTTCCGCTTTCAACATGGACAAGGCGGAAATCGAAGCACGACACATCATGATAGATGGGTTTGATATCTTTGACCTTGACCGGCTGGACAAACTGTTAGGCAATGACCCAGAGTACACAAGATTCACAGAAGACCAGCTTGCTCTGTTAGGCTCTGTTCCTGCCGTGACATTCGATAAAAACTGGTTTATGATTTTCGACGTGCTTATGACGTACAAGGAGATATACAACCCAGAGGGTATGTACTGGCAAAACATTTACCACGTATGGAAGATTTTCAGTGTATCACCGTTCACCAATGCAATGATGTACACTGACCAGGCATCCAGCGTGACAAGTGTAGCGGTATCGCCTAAAACGGCTACTCTAAGCAAAGGGGCTACCCTGCAAATGACAGCTACAGTGGCTACTGTGGGGTTTGCCGACAAGTCTGTCATTTGGACAGTATCAGGCAAAAGTGAAACTACTTCCACTATTTCATCTACTGGCCTGTTATACATTGCAGGAGATGAAGCTAACACAGAATTGACAGTAACGGCGACGTCCGCACTGGACAGCAAAAAGACAGACACGGCAACAATTACCATCCCTGCTTAATGAATTTTGTAACAACTATATCACCGCTCACTAATGTACGCATTTTGAGCGGTGTACCATTAGATAATAGTTACACAGACACGTTAACGTTTGGTTCTGCCACAGCACAGTACAATTACTTTGCGGCAAAGGCTAAGTACAACAAACCAAATATGACACCGGTTCGTATGCAACCAAATACTATAGCCGTGGATGTGGTTGCCGACAACCTGTATGATTGTAACTATATCATGTTTCAAAATAAGAACTTCAATAACAAGTGGTTCTATGCTTTCATTGTTGGTATCGAATTTGTGAATGTCAACATGAGCAGGATAACATTTGAGTTGGATGTATGGCAAACTTGGTACTTTGACATAACTATAAAACAATGCTTCGTAGAACGTGAGCATGTAAATGATGATTCGATAGGTGCAAACCTTGTACCAGACAATGTGGAACGTGGAGAGTATGTATATCAATTACCAATGACATCCTCAATAGCCGCTAACAAATGTATCGTGTGTGCAACTACGGTTAATGCAGATGGTTCTACAGTAGAGGGCGGTATGCTTCACGGTGTTTACCAAGGATGTAGCTATTTATTTTATGATGCTACAGACGGCGGCGCGGCAGACTTAAACGCTTATCTTAAAAAGTTGACAGACGGCACAAAATCAGATGCGGTGGTAAGCTTATTTATGGCTTGGAGAGCCATGGCTTATGATGCGCCAATTGAGGACAACGCACCTAAAAGACCATCTACTATAGACGGATACACCCCAGTCAACAACAAATTGTACACAGACCCATATGTAAAAATGATTGCGTGGGACGGTGCTGGAAGCTATGCCGAGTATTCGTATGAATTTTTCAAAGACCCAAGTAATCCTAAATTTGAGTTAACGTGGGACATCACACCTAATCCGTCTATATATGCACAACCAAAAAATTACTCAGGGTATGGCGGTGATACTAACAAGCTATGCGTAACTGGATTTCCGCAATGCTCATACGTTATAGATACGTACAAAGCATGGTTGGCTCAAAATGGTGGTGTTATCGGAACAACTATAAATACCACAAGTAACCTTGCTAATGGCTTAGCATTAGGTTTTGGTTCTGCTCTTACAGGTGGAGCGCTAGGCGGCATAGGAGTTGCTACAGGTTTAGGTAATGCTTTCACAAATACATTTAACAGCGTGAAAGAAATAAAAGTACATGCGGCTTTACCACCAACATATCAAGGGACAAATTCCACAAGCGTAATGATGGCAAACGATGGATTAGCACCACACTATCAAGCTATCACTATTCGTAGTCAGTTTGCTAAACGCATAGATGATTTCTGGAGTAAATATGGGTACCCGATAAATGACAATAAGGTTCCAAATATAACAGGAAGACCAAGCTGGAATTTTGTGAAAACCCAAGGGGCAGTAGTGGTAGGTAGCGTGCCATTTGACGATATAGTAAAAATCAAGTCCACATTAAACAACGGAATTACATTCTGGCACGGTGACTTTGTGGGAGATTATGGAAGGAGCAATAAGTAATGTCCAGTAAAAGAAGAAAAATAAAAGCGATGCTCAATAACGATGCAACTTACGCGGATATATTTGGAAGACTTTCCATGCTCTGCATGAACTGCTATGAATGGCTGAACCTGCCAGATACAATTGACGAAAGATTCTTGGAACTAACTCTAATGTACAAAGGTTACATCCTGTACTTTCACGATGAAGTGCTGGGAGATATTACTCTGCCTTGTATGTTTGACGGAGAGCTGGATATCTATCGTACCCCAACACGCCGATATCCATACTCTGTCACCTCAGATTATTTCGATGTTAGAACCGATATAGACAGTGTCTTTATCTTCAACAACTATTTGCGTAAGCCAACAATTATGACGATAGACTTATACGCAAGACGGTTGACTAACATACTACGCGCTATAGATGTAAACATAAACGCCCAGAAAACACCGATTGCAATGTCTACAACGATTGCCAATTTACAAAGTGTGAATGAAGCTTATTCGCAATACGACGGGAACGTGCCAGTTATCTTGACCGACAAGTCGGCAGGAATAGATTTTAAGGATGCATTCCAAGCAATCAAAACGGATGCACCATACGTAGCTGATAAGCTATGGTTCATGTATCAAGCTTTATGGAATGACGCAATGACAGCACTTGGCATCGAAAACTCCAACACGGATAAACGTGAGCGTAGAACAGAAAGCGAAGTCAATGGCTCTGGCGGCGCTATCGAGATGTATCGAAACAGCGGTCTTTCAATCAGAAAACAAGCTTGTAAGGAAATAAATAGAATGTTTGGTCAAAATATAGATGTAATCTTCCGTAGTAATATGGACACGCTAATTAACCGTGCTTTCAATCCTCAAGCTGCTCAAGAACTGGATGGGCAGGAAATTGAAGGTTACGTAGAAAGTGAGCTAGAATATGATATATGATGATAGGGACCAATACACGATTAGTGTACGCTGGATTGTAGAAAGTTATTCACAGGAAACACCAGACATTACAACCGACCAAAAGATTACTATTGCATTGCCAAAGATATTCAATTTCGATTTCCCAATTTACGATGAATCTTATCGAACGACATTTGAGGATAAGCTGATAAGACATTTCTACTTTCACGAGATTAACATCACATCCATAGGACGATGGAAGTTTATGCTCAGAGAGAAACTTAACCTTATCATGCCAGTGTACAATAAAATGTACGAAGCCGCAAGCAAAAAATTTGACCCTTTTATTGATACTGAAATGGTTGAGAATTACACCAGAAAAAGAAATTCAAATGGAAATATACAAAATGTAACTAACTCAAACCAAGTAACAAACGGTGAATCAAGTAATAATATCAATGCAAATTCAAAAGGCACACAGAACGGAACTATAGACTCAAATAAAAACCAAACAACAGAAAATGACACGAATGGAAAAACAGAACAAATAAATTCTGATTTTCCACAAGCAACTTTAGCTGGTAAAGACTATGCCACAACATCTACGCAAAACACAAATAACTCAACAGCAACGGAAACAATAAACAGTACAGGAAAAGAAACAAACTCAAATACAAATGATATAAACAGTACAACTACCGAAATAGGCAATACTAAGAACAATATAACACAAGATGCAAAAAATGACACAACTACTGCACAGGATGAAACAGAATCATATGACCACACGAATACTGGTTTTTCCAGCAAGTCTCAACAGGCTTTATTGCTTGAATTCTATGAAGCATTAAGAAATATAGATGAAATGGTTTTTAATGAATTAAGAGATTTGTTTATGCTTGTTTTCTAGAAAAGGGGGTGAAAACGTGAATGATGAAAATTTTATAAAACCACTTTGTTTCTATAACACTTTCGTTCTTCCAATATATTTTGACGATGATTTGGACAGTTACCAAAAGTTATTAAAAATTCAATTAAAATTAAATGAACTAATTGAATATGTAAACGGAACAACAAATGGGTGGAAAGATTACACTGATGAACAGATAGCTATATTGAAGAATTATGTTGACAAACAGGATGTACTGTATTACAACATGCTTAATAAACAAATCAATGATGCAGTAAATGCAATGCAGGACGATTTGCGGAATTTAAAGTTATATACTGACAGCGAAATAGCAAAGTTAAAAGTGTATATCAACAATGAAATTACAGGTTTAGAAGCTGAATTTAATTTAAAGTTAGAAATATTTATGAATAAAGTTAAAAAGATGCTTGAAGAATATACTGTAATATGCTTTAACCCAACAAATGGCTTATATGAAAAAACATGTAAAATTATACAAGACATATATGAAAAATTAAGGTATCAAGCAGTAACTGCATTAGAGTTTGATGCATCAGGAGTAACAGCAAAACAGTTTGACGATATAGGAATGGACGCTACAACATTTGACTTATATAGCAAAGTGAAATTGAAGTTACAGTGGTGTGAATGTATTATGATAAATCCGTTTACAGGACTAAAAGATAGTATTATAAATGTTATACAGCAAGCTATAACATTTAGTAGTAATGCTTTAACTTCTTCAGCCTTCGATTCAAGAGCAGAAATTACATGCTCATATTTTGATTCAAAATCATTGACTTGTACTCAATATGATTTTGACGGTGCAACATTATTGTAAAGGAGAGATAAATATGTCAAGCACAAATAAAACCACGCATTATGACCTACCACAATGGATTGGTACTGATAAGCCTACTTTCTTAGGCGATTTGAATGGTGCCTTTCTAGATATAGATACAAACTTATTTAATGCCAATTCCAATGCTGAGAACGCCGTTAATACAGCTAACCAAGCAAACACAACAGCTGGTGATGCTCTGACAAATGTGACGGAATTAACCAAAACAGTAGTAAAGCAGGGTGAGCAATTATCAACAACTACAAACCTTGCTAATCAAACAGCTGAACAATTAAAAAACATAGCTTCAACAACTACCCCATCAGTAGCCTTTGATATTACAACGTATCTATCAAGTTATTCCCCTGTAGTCAATAACAATGTAAATTACTCTACTGTAAAAATTGGAAATGCAACATTCTTGTCCATATATGGCGTTCTTGATATTTCATACACAGGTACACCATCTGGTAATGATATTGCCGCTACAAACTTAATAGCTGGCACGGCACAGTTTAAGTCAGCCGTAGAACAGATGGGGACTGGCAGTCGAAGACTTAACAATATAGGAAATCTTATTTATTCTCATGACGGAGTACAAACTTCATTGCCGATTGATTACCGAAGCCAAGCAAACGCAATACTAAGATTAGGAAGTCTTCAATCTGGAACAATAACAGCTAACTCTAATGTGACGATAAGTGTGCAGGGTTTTATATTCCTTGGCATATCTTAACCTCACATAACCCAATATCAACATCATATCACCTAGTATTTAATACTAGATAGAATGTTAACACTGTTAACTTTATCTCAAAATTTGCTATAATAGCGCGCTGCGTTTTGTCGCTCTGTATAGCATAGAAAAATTTGTTCTCCTCTCGCATGGTTGGTTGTCGCTGTGTAGAGAGGGGAATTTTTTGCTGTGTTTTTTCCCCCCTATACCCC